AAACTTGAAGATCAAAATATATCTAGTCCCAGGCTTAGAGAAAATCATACATGGGGAAATTGGAGTAGCACTCATGACGCAATAGAAAAGGTATTTGCTAATCATCTTGCACGTCGTGAAATGAAACCAATAAGCTATGATTTACGATATAGTAATACTTGTACTTTAAAATGTCGTATGTGTAACAGTTCTAGTAGTAGTGCTCTTAATGCTGAATATAAAAAAATCAATCATCATTGGCCAGAAAAATTTTGGTTCACTGACAATCCTAGAATTAATCACGACTTAGAATTACACGCTGATATACAAAAAATATATCTAGCTGGTGGAGAACCTTTAGTAGAACCGTTAAACTTAGAATTATTAGATAAGTTAGCAGATTATAATCCTAATTTAGTTATTCTTATTAATACTAGCTTAAACCATCTCAGTGACAAATTTGTTAATGTACTAAACAAGTTTAATTATCTAACATTGGTAGTATCAATTGACGGGACAAATAATGTCAATGATTATATACGACACGGTTCAAACTTTAATACAGTAGCAGACAATATTCGTAAAATAGTTCATCATGACATAATGTTTTCTACCTGTGTGAGTATGTATAATATTTTTAATATCAACGAATTGATACATTTTCTGAATAAAGAATTTCCAAAACATAGCTTTAATCACGGAATTAATATAGTCAATGACATTGAGGAAATTTTTGTTGAGAATTTACCTTACGAATTACGGCAAGATGTAATCGACAATTTAAAAGAAGTTCTTCCACTGGCTGCAGACTTTCCAAAAACAGGAATACAAAATTTAATAAATTTACTAGAACAACAAAACTTCAATCAAAACAGATTTGATGGATTTATTAAATATACAAAAATACTTGACTTAGAACGAAACGAATCTATTGTAAATATTGTTCCACAGTTGTCCAAGTACTTCAATGAATAAGATAAAATTTAAATTCTTAGATATACCCATTATTCGATCGTGTAATCTAGGATGCGGCGGATGTTTAACTTTTTCTGACAGCAAAAGAATTAAAGGATTAGTTAATCTTAACGAAAGCAAAGGATGGTTAAGACATTGGGCCGATAAGATAGACCCCGAAGAAGTAACTATATTTGGTGGCGAGCCTTTATTACATCCACACTTTGTTGAGTGGTGCCGTGAAGTTAGAAGTCTATGGCCCAACGCTGGTCTTAGAATTAATACCAATGGATACTATTTAAACAGTTTATTTGATACAGTTTCAGAGTTGTTTACAGAAGAAATACGTCCACAGTTTATTGTTAGTATACAGACAGGACACGATCCTTATTATTCTTTAGTAAAACAAAATATTGATCAAATTAAAAACTTAGTTCTTCAATCGATGAAAGAAAAGTATCCTAATAAAAAAATAGAATGGGTATTATGGTTAGATGAACCGGAGATCTTTAAAAGTTGGTGGCGAGTTGACATAGATGGTTGTGATACTGGTATTAGAGTAACTACATGTGAGCAACATAAAATCCCATGGCAAGCACATTATCAAGGAACAGAAGGATCATTGAAACCTTTTTATGATTACAATGATTCGTGGCACTCAGACAATCACAAATCGTGCCAAGCTAAAAACTTCGTAAATTTATATAAAGGTAAGTTATATAAATGCCCGACTGTAGCAGTCCTAGAGCACACCTTACAAACGTTTAATTTAACTGATGACCCCGATTGGACTCCGTACTTAGAAAATTATTCTAGCTTAGATATAACAGCAGATAATGAAGAAATTGCTGCCTGGGTTCAAAATCAAAAAAGTTCAGAAAAAGTGTGTAATATGTGTGGATTTAGTGGCCCAAAATACACAAATGGGCATTTAAACAGGCATGAACTTAAAGAAGGATGGAATTATCGTACAATTGCAATTGATTCAGCGTAGCTTGTTTAGGATAAATACTGAATATTATTGAGGATTAAAGATGGCGGTCACACAGATTTCCAGAATTCAGCATCGAAGAGGGCTTCAGCAAGATCTCCCACAGTTATCGTCAGCTGAACTTGGATGGAGTATAGATACAAGAAAATTGTACATTGGTAATGGCACTCTTGAAGAAGGTGCTCCTACTGTAGGTATAACAGAGATTCTCACCGAGAAGTCACTGGCTAACTTAACTAGTTTCTTGGGTACATATAGCTTTCTTGGTGAATCCGCAGGGTTTACTGCACAAACAGGTACAAGCTTTTTAAATCCCACAGTTAGAAGTTTTCAAACCAAGTTAGATGATATTGTTAATATTAGAGACTTTGGTGCTGTGGGCGACGGATTAGTTGATGATACTGCAGCCATTAATCGAGCTTTAACACAAATATATAAAACAGGAGTCAATGAAACACAACCGTTGACCCGAAGAACAATTCATTTCCCTGGCGGAAATTACCTTGTATCAGATACTCTTAATATTCCTCCATATGCTACATTAGTTGGCGCCGGTATAGAAAGTACTTTTATTACCGGAAACTTTACTGGTAAAACTATAGCTAATATTGTAGATAGTAAGTTTCAGTCCGGAGCATTGATTGGTACTTCTTCAGCTGTATTACCTAGAAACATTGATATCAGGAATATACAATTCAGAAACTTGAACACCGGATCAACTACTGCTTTGTTTAATGTTGACAGTTCAAATGATGTTAGATTTGTTGAAACAGGGTTTTTTAGTAACACACCCAACACTGCTAATCTTGTACATATTTTATCTACTACTTCTTCGACTACTGGTGTTACTTTTGATAATTGTTATTTTAGTGGTGGAGGTAACGGCATTGCGGTTATTGGTAATAGTGTAAGCACTCTTCAAGTCTATAATTCAGAATTTAATAATATTGCTAATGTTGGTATAGATCTTGGGCAGATATCAAATGCTGTAATGATAGGAAATTATTATATTGATTTGGAGCTGGCTTCTAAAACCTACGGGGCTACTAGTTTCACGGCCTTTGGGGAAAACTATTTAGGAATAGCAGCACCAACAGGCGGACTGTTTCTTGGAAATCTACAGCATAGCCAAACTGCCGGTATAGTGTTAACCACTACACCTCAGATAATTGCAAACTTGCAATCTCTTAATTATCTATTAGGATCAGTGACTGCAACAGATGTAATTTACGAAATTTCAAATTCGTCCGCTAAAAGATTTGGTATAATGACTATTACTAGCAATACGTCAGTTACAAAATTTATAGATAATTATTCAGAAATAGGTTCAAGTTTTAATGCTAATATATACGCAAATGCTACACATTTATTAGGTTCCGTTGCGTCTGGCACTGGTATACTCAATTATAATTTCAAAAAATTCATTTATTAATGTTTAAATCTTCTACCAGCGAGAGGCTATCTCGCTGGAAGTCCTTTCGGCAGGAAATTGATACACTTAGTCTTGATGTAGCAATAGACAAAGTGGTAGAATTCTGGGAATCGTGCCCGTTCATTCCGTTTTATCTTCAAGCAGAAAACATCAAACAATGGCCAGATCCATGGACATTAATTGAAGAAAATTACTATTGCGATCTTGCAAAAGTATTAGGAATAGTATATACTTTGCATTTAACGCAGCATGGAAAAGAATTAACCCCAGAAATACGAGTATATTATGACCCAGATACAAAACACACGTACCATATAGCTTACTTGTGTCTGGGAAAATATGTTATTAATTTGATTGAGGGTGAGGTAGTAAATAACACACACATCGATCAAAGATTTAAATTAAAACACTGCTACACAGCAGTGGACTTAAAATTAGAACAATACTAGAGGCACTAATGACACAGATTCAAGTTACAAAAAGAGATGGTAAAAAAGAATATTTAGATATAGAAAAAATGCACCGTGTGGTTATGTGGGCTACCGAAGGGATAACCGGAGTAAGTGCAAGTGAAGTAGAAATAAAAAGCCATATACAATTTTACAACGGAATTCGAACAGCAGATATCCAAGAGACTTTAATTAAGTCAGCAGCTGATCTAATTTCAGAAGAAACCCCAAACTATCAATATGTAGCAGGTAGATTAATTAACTATCATTTACGTAAACAAGTCTATGGTGACTATACACCGTGGACACTTATTGATCTTGTACACAAAAATGTGGAGGCTGGATTTTACGATGCAGGCCTTCTCGCCGCCTATACAAAAGAAGAGTGGAATAAATTAGATTCTTTTATTCATCACGAGCGTGACGAGAGCTTTACCTATGTAGCTATGGAACAATGGCGAGGCAAGTATCTTGTACAGAATCGTGTTACCAATGAAATATTTGAAACACCACAGATAGCATATCTATTAATTGCAGCAACATTATTTCAGACCTACCCCAAGGAGACTCGATTACAGTGGGTAAAGGATTACTACGATGCCGTTAGCCTTCATGACATTTCTCTGCCTACTCCTGTTATGGCTGGTGTACGCACTCCACAAAAGCAATTCAGTAGTTGTGTACTCATTGAAACTGATGATAGCCTGGATAGCATTAACGCTACTACTTCAAGCATCGTCAAATATGTTAGTCAAAAAGCCGGAATCGGAATTGGTGCAGGTAGAATACGAGCACTTGGCAGTCCAATACGAAGCGGAGATGCTTACCACACCGGCGTTATACCTTTTTACAAGTTGTTCCAGAGCGCAACAAGGAGTTGTAGTCAAGGGGGCGTCCGTAACGGCGCCGCTACATTGTACTACCCAATCTGGCACCTCGAAATTGAGGATTTAATTGTTCTTAAGAACAATAAAGGAACAGAAGATAATCGTGTACGTCACATGGATTACGGCGTACAATTTAATAAATTAATGTATGAAAGATTAATTACAGGTGGCGATATTACCTGCTTTAGTCCCCATGATGTACCTGAAATGTTCGAAGCCTTTTTTAATGACCAAGAGCGTTTTAAAGAGTTGTATGAACGAGCAGAACGTAACACCAAGTTAAGAAAGAAAACTTTTAAAGCATCAGATTTGTTTAGTAGATTCATGCAGGAACGCAAGGATACCGGAAGAATATATTTGCAGAATGTAGATCATGCCAACACTCACAGTCCGTTTGACGAACATGTGGCCCCGGTTAAGATGAGTAATCTTTGCGCTGAAATAGATTTGCCAACCGTACCATTGAAAGATGTCAATGACGAGGATGGTAGGATCGCCCTGTGTACTTTATCAGCGATCAATTGGGGCAATGTAAAAAGCCCACATGACTTCGAAAAGATGTGTCGTTTGGCAGTACGAGGACTGGATGCGTTACTAAGTTATCAAAACTATCCAATCCTGGCTGCTCGGCTGGCTACCGAGGAGTTTAGACCACTGGGAATTGGTATTATTAATTTTGCCTATTTCCTAGCTAAAAACGATGTTAGTTATAGTGATCCACGTGCATTACCTTTAGTAGATGAGTATGCAGAAGCCTGGAGTTATTACCTGCTCAAGGCTTCTGCGGACCTCGCGGAAGAACAAGGCGCATGTACCAGATGGAACGACTTGAAAAGCGCAAAAGGTGTGCTGCCCATAGATACACGTAAACTAGATGTGGATGAATTAGTCCCGTATCAAGAACGTATGCCATGGCAAAGCCTGCGTGAGCAAGTACAACGCACTGGACAGCGTAATGCAACATTAATGGCACTGATGCCTGCAGAAACAAGCGCACAAATTAGTAATGCCACTAACGGAATAGAGCCACCGCGAAGCTATGTTAGTATTAAAGGTTCAAAACACGGCCAATTAAAGCAAGTTGTGCCTGAATACCGTCGTTTAAAGAACAAATATGAACTACTTTGGGACCAAACTAACCCCGAAGGTTATTTAAAGCTATGTGCGGTGTTACAAAAGTATATTGATCAAGGCATTAGTGTAAATACATCCTACAACCCACAGCACTATGCAGATGAAAAGATTCCCATGAGCGAGATGTTACAACATCTCATAATGTGTTACAAATATGGTTTGAAGCAACTATATTATTTTAATACCTTTGATGGCCAAGGTGAAATTAATGTAGACAAAATGACTGCTGATATTAAATTAGAAGATGATGCAGCACAAAGCCAAGAAGATTGTGATAGTTGTGTAATTTAAGAGAGAACAATGAGCGTATTCAATATTGATAATAAAACAGATCATACCAAGGCCTTGGCATTCTTGGATGAATCTGGTGCAGCACCCATACAGCGTTATGATGTATTAAAGTATAGACAGTTTGATAAACTAACAGATAAACAGTTAGGTTTTTTCTGGCGTCCCGAGGAAGTAGATGTATTACGTGATGCAAAAGATTTCAAGGAACTAACCAACCATGAGCAACACATTTTTACAAGTAATCTTAAACGACAAATTCTTCTTGACAGCGTTCAAGGTCGCAGCCCCAATTTGGCTTTTCTCCCTCTTGCTACTATCCCCGAGCTTGAGACCTGGATCCAGACTTGGTCGTTTAACGAGACGATTCATAGCCGTAGTTACACTCACATTATACGCAATGTGTATAGTGATCCAAGTGCCGTCTTTGATCAGTTGACAGAAATTCCTGAGATACTTGATTGTGCTACAGATATTAGCAAGTATTATGATGACCTTATTGAATATTCTGGTTACTATAAACTATTAGGGTATGGCATTCATGAAGTCAATCATCAGACTGTTACCATTGACAGATATGAACTTAAAAAGAAATTGTGGTTATGCTTGAATAGTGTAAACGCACTAGAAGGTATTCGCTTCTATGTCAGCTTTGCCTGTAGTTGGGCATTTGCAGAGTTGAAAAAGATGGAAGGTAATGCTAAAATTATTAAACTTATTGCACGAGACGAAAATGTACATTTAGGGTCCACGCAAACCCTTCTAAAATTGCTTCCTCAGGATGATCCTGATTATGTTCATATTAAACATGAAACTCGTGCAGAATGTGAAAGTATGTTTTTAGCAGCAGCAGCACAAGAAAAAGCCTGGGCACATTACTTGTTTAAAGACGGAAGCATGATTGGCTTGAATGAAGTATTATTAAGTCAATATGTAGATTGGTTGACTTGCAAGCGTATGACAGCAGTAGGATTACAATGTGGTATTAAGACAGGAAGTAATCCATTGCCGTGGACAGCAAAATGGATTGCTGGTGCAGAAGTACAAGTGGCACCACAAGAAACAGAAATTAGTAGTTATGTAATCGGTGGTACAAAACAAGATGTTGATCAAAACACATTCAAAGGATTTAGTTTATAATGTTAACAGTATATTCAAAGAACAATTGTCCGTTCTGTGATCGGGCCAAACAACTCTTAGAAAGTAAAGGAGTCGAGTACATAGAAGTTAACATAGAGAAAGACTCTGAATCGAGGCAGATGCTAGTAGATCAAGGACTAAGAAGTGTTCCACAAATTTTTTATGGTTATGAATTAATACCTGGGGGGTTTGATGGACTTAATAAACAACCGCAAGAATTTTTCAATAAAATCAAAGGATCATAATGTTAGTATCACGAGGATATGACGAAGGCGATATTGTTAGTTTCAAATTAGTCACCGGTGACGAAATCGTAGCAAGAATCGTTTCTGTCAATGGAGAATATTTTGAAGTAGCTAAACCATGTACAGTAATGCCTAGTCCGCAAGGCATGGGACTTATTCAAAGTTTGTTTACTGCCGATGCAGATGCCGGCGTACACTTGCATAAAGAACATGTTATCATGCATGCCCCTAGTATTGATGCCATGCAAAAACATTATATCAAAACTACCACTGGCATTGAGCCTGTCACTCGAGGTAGTATCATTACCTAATGGCCTATAGTCTTAGTCCAGCAACATTGACGGCCACGACTGAAAACACTCAGTTGAATCAATCTGTAAGTGTTACCAAGACCGCTTTTGACCCAGATGTTACCAGCGTTGTAGTTACCAAAGGTGCAAATACATTAGGTAATATTAATGTTGCTGTATCCACTAGTTCTTTTACCATCACTGGACAATATTACGACAATTGGGATAAAAGTATTGTGTACGAAGAATTTGTGCAAACCGGAAACACTTGGGCTAATACTTTTGTAACTGTATCCAGATGGGC